GTGATGCAAATAAAAACGTAAATGCATCCATTCATTCTTAAGGTCTTGATTCAAAACATCAATCATTTCTTCTTTATTCATGGCGTTACCTCCAAAGGCATATCTTTTTGACCATGATCATGGCTATAATCCATTTCTGTAAAAGAACCATAATCAAATTCAACTCTTTCTACAGCATTGCAAACATTCCAAGCAAGTTCAAAACCGTATCTGGTCATTTTTTCTAAACCATCATAGTTGATCCTGTCGGCAGTATCTTTAGGAGTGTGATAGTAATCATGGAGTCCAGTATGTAAAAATGCGACTGGAATTTTTTTGTTATAAAAAGGAGCATGATCACTTCCTCCAGATCCACGAAGAGTAACACTTTTTGCGAATGAATATTTTTCAGACAATTGTTTGATTATAAAGCCAATATCAGGAGAACTTGATCCATCATCAAATACAGCAGTTTTACTTTTACCAAGATATCCTATCATATCCATGTTTAGCATAAATACATGTTTCTTTATATCTGGATTTCCTTTGGGAAATTTAGGGTTATTGACATAATGTAAACTTCCTTTCAAACCCATTTCTTCTGCTGAAAAAGCCATGATTACTACAGTTCTTTTGTTTTGGCCTTTCATTGCTGCAAAAGCTTCAGCTATTTCAATAAGTGCTGCTGTTCCGCTTGCATTATCGTCAGCGCCATTATGAATTCTATTGTTGCCATACCTGCTGTAACTTGGTCCATAGCCGATATGGTCCATATGAGCGCCAATAACAACAATTTCGTCTTTCAATACAAGATCGTTTCCTTCTATCCATGTGTAAATGTTTTGTGTGAAGTCATCACCAATTTCATTTTTTGGTCCGGGATTTATTCTCTTTATTGAAAATTTATCGTATTCGGTGGCAAGATCGTATTTTTCAAATCTTTTCTTGATAAAATCAGCGGCAATTTTGTTGCCTTTTTTACCTGACATTCTTCCTTCAAGTTCATTTGAAGCAAGATATTCAACATTTTCCTTAAGGCTAATCCTATCTATTTTAGAAACTGCTTCTGCAACAGTCAGCTTTGGTTTCTCTTCTTTCTTATTTTCTTGTTTAATAATTTCTTCAAATGGATTTTCTGGTTCTTGAGGAGCAAGAAGAGCAGTTTTTTCTTTGTTTACTACTAAAAATAATATTGCTAGTCCAACAATCATTGCAGCAACATAAAGCTTTTTCATGGTTACCTCTGTTTTGTTTTCCTTACCAACTATATATAGTTATACTAGTTTGTTCGGCAAAACAAGAAAATCCATCAATAGGCGAAAATGGAAGAAAAGCAATACTTCAAAAGTATAAAAGAATCAGTCTGGCGTGGTAAGTTCAAAACATTAAGGGACTATTACCTTTCTGGGGGAAATATAGATCCAGCCACAAAAAGGCTGCAATATGACCCTCAATACTATGAATTTGACAAATACGAATTACAGATAGATCCTGATGAACCACTTGAAAATGTGGAAAAATATGACCCTATCAGAAGAAAAAAAGAACTGATTAAATGTGCTGAAAGTTTTGATTACTTTTGTCACAAATATGTCAAGATTCTTCACCCGATGAGAGGTCTTATACCATTTGTTCTTTTCAAGTATCAGCGCAAAACAATTCGTGATTATGAAAATTATCGTTTCAATATTATTTCTAAGTTTCGTCAGGGCGGTCTTACGACTGTAACGCTTCTTTGGGGCTTGTGGCGATGTATGTTTCAACTTGATCAGCAGATCATGTTGTTGTCGAAAACTGACCGTGAAGCTACAGATATTGGCATGATGATTGACAGAAGCTGTGAAAACATGCCTGAATGGCTTAAGCCAAGAAAAGACGCCAAATGGAATGACCACTTGAAGATGTTTACTGATACTGGATCGGCCTTGAAATTTTATTCTCCAGAAGCTGCTCGTGGTAAATCAGTTACATTTTTGATTGTAGACGAATGTGCGTTCATTGATGACATGGAAAAGCATTGGAAGGCTATGTGGCCTATCCTTTCAACAGGTGGTTCATGTACACTTGTTTCTACTGTCAATGGTCTTGGAAACTGGTATGAACAAACTTATAATGAAGCTAAAGAAGGCCTCAATAAATTCCACGTCATTGATTTGGATTATTGGGAGCATCCTGATTACAATGATAAAAAGTGGGTTGCTGAACAGAAAGCACAGTTGGGCGAAAAGGGATTTCGTCAGGAAGTTTTGCGTGAATTCCAAGGATCAGGTGAAACTTATTTTAGTGCAAAAATCATTACAGGCATGACAGAACAAACAAGAAATAATTTCCCAAGTCGTAAGTTATTCCCAAAATGGGCAAACCAAATTGGTAGAATTGCACAGTTAGAGACTGATGATAATAGAGGAGCGATGTGGATTTGGAAAGATCCAGTAGAAGGTCATGAATATATTCTCACCGCAGACTGTGCTGAAGGTCAGGGAGAAAACAATGATAGTAGTGTCTTTCATATCATTGACACAGCAACTTTAGAACAGGTAGCTGAATTTTATTCAAATATTATTATACCACATGAATTTGCACAGGTAATCAATGAGGTAGCGACATTTTACAATAATGCATTGGTTATAGTTGAAAATATGGGTCCGGGAGGAGCAGTTCTAAGCTCTTTGCAGCACACTTTATATTATGATAACTTGTATTACGAGAATACAAAGGGTGCTAATGCAAAGCCGGGAGTGAAGGTAGGTCAGACCAATAGACCTTTGTATCTTGAAGCATTACAAAACAGGCTTACGAACATGACTGTTAGAATTAACAGTATAAGATTTGTTACTGAATTACAGACATTTGAATATAATAGAGTAAGTAGAAAAGCACAGGCTCAAAAAGGAAAGCATGATGATGCCATCATGGCCATGTGTATTGGACTTTATATTCGTGATACTTTACTGCGTGATTTACCGATGGGATCTGAAAAGCCCAAAGAGTCTATGCAGATAGTTAAAAACCAAGTTTATGAAGACATAAAGAGACAATTGATGGAAGGATCGCCAGAAGAATTGCTTGCAGGAGATGATATTGATTTATTAGCACCAGAGAGAGATAACTATGTTGGTGGATTTACATATATCCCTGAAAGAAAATTCGATAGACTTTTGAGAGAATTCGGTTTTTGAAAAACCATATAAGGTAAATATTATGTTTAGAAGTTATAAAGAATTTTTTTCTCAAAAAAATGCCTCTAAGCCTGAAATAATTATTTCATTAGATCAATACCGTGAGCATGTCTATGTAAATTTAAGCGGCATGGTTCTAAAGCATGATCCCATAGGTCGTGACGCTCTCAAGAAAACATTTGATGTAAATCAAATAAGAAGAAGGATGGAAGAAATAAGTTATCCTCACACAGAGGCTTTTGTTATTTCTATTCAAAATGGTGATCCTCTAAAAATAACAAAACAAATTGAAAATGTTGATTTGTGGGTTTATAAAAATTCAATACAAACTGATGTTGTTCAATTCCTTGAAGATATTTTCCTTGCATATCAATCCAATGTCATAAAAAAGACCATTCATCCAAATGATGTTGACAAGGCTGTTTTTTCATTTGTTGAAAAGTCTAGAATTGTTTTGGGCGAAATGACATCAAAAATTGAATCAATCATAGATAAGATTTCTTGGAACAATCATCCTATTTACATAGAAGCTTTAATTCCAGAGAATGATTGGATTGCCGATACAGCTAGAGTTTATATTGGCGAATTTTATAAGTCAAGTTTTGAAATAAAAAAAACAAATAAAGGCTTAAAAATAGAAAATATTATTTTCAACGAAATGCCTCAAAAGATGACAGACCAAATAAAAAATTTAATATCAAGGTTGAAAGAAAGTCCAAATATCAAAAAGATATTATCTCTTTATATGTCTCAACCTTCAAAAAATAGAACTTTATTTGAAAGAAAGAAAAGAGATATATCTTTGGGAATCAAGGCTTTTCTTCCTCAAGGAACAATGTTAACAAATTTGCCTTATTCTGAAAGCGATGATGTTTGGAAAGTAAAAATCGACGATGAGGGACTCATGAATAATTTGCAAGAAGGCAATATTGTCGGTTATCATTTGATCGAAGATGCAAACATAAGGTGGATTGATTTAGTGAGGACTGGAAAATCATGAAAAACAATACTGAAGATTTGAAAAATCATTTGATGAAAGCATTGGCTCATTCTCCAAATGATTTTAACCTACAAGAAGTTAAAAGGTTGATTGTCAAAGCAATCGATCTGGTTGAGGATGTAGAGAAGAAAAGAAATATCAGGGAAGTTAATCATGAGAAAAAGAAAAATACATTTGTTGTCAAAAAATCAGATTATTTTGGTGCTTTGAATGCTATCGATAAAGAACTCAACGCAGAAAAAACAAAGCTTGAGCAAATTAAAAATAGACGAAATTTGCCAAAACCAACTATTGATGACGATGACAATTATGACAATGAGTTGCAAAATGTATTTGGATAAAACTTATATTTTGGCTGAATTGCCTGAAGATCTTGCCGATGATGTTATATCATGGGGATATGATTATGTAGATGATGATTTTCTTTATAAAGAAAATGATGATTATGGAAGAACACATAATACACATGTTACTGTTCTTAGTGACTTAAAACAACAAAACATAAAAAATATAAAAGAAACGATTGAAACAGAAATTCCATTTAATTGCATTCTTGGTAATATAAAAAAATTTACAACAAATAGTAAGTTTGATGTTCTTTACATTGAGATATTGAACGAAGAAATTAAAAAAGTAAATAATTACTTAAGTAATTCTATAGCGCATGATTCATTTTATTCAAATTACATACCACATGTAACGATATGCTACTTGAATAAAGGTTGTGGAGAAAAGTTTTTAGACAATAAATACTTTTACGGCAGAACATTTAGAATTGATGAACTTTTATTTTCATCACCTGAATCGAAAATTAAATTAATTTTAGGAAAGAAAAAATGAAAACAGCATGGCGTGGGATTCTCAAGATCGACCAAATTGAGCATATCAGAGAAGGAGAAGTTATTTGGCGTGATGAGAATATTCATAATGTACTTCATCAAGAAGGTGAATCTTTTCTTCTTTCTGTCTGTTTTGCAAATGATGGCTCGATATTGCCAAGCAATTATTATTTTGGTCTTGATGCAAGAAGCACAATTGCGATAACAGATACCATTTCATCTTTATTTGATGAACCAATAAGTGGTGGTTATTCAAGGATTCCAATCAGTTCTTCATCTCAATTTACAATAGAATCGGTTAACGGCATCTACCGTGCAACAAGTCCATTTATCATCTTTACAGCATCAGGAGCAGGATTTGGACCTGTAAGCAATCTTTTCATGGTAACCAGTTCAGATAGTTCTGGTGTTTTAATTTCTTCTGCTTCTTTAAGTTCTGCAATAACATTAGCTTCTGGCGACACAGTAAATCTTAAAATGTCTTTGCAGTTACACGATTCTGCTTAATTAATTGTTTTGGTCAAAACTTCAATTGGTCTTATATCAATGTAATGAATTAAATGATGAAGCTCATCATTAACTTGAAGCTTTTGATAGAGTTTGAATTCAGAAAATTCTTTACCTCCATCGGCAAGGTCAAGTAGCGATTCACTTGTTCCTATTTTGTTCTGTGCTTTTTTCATTAATTCTTCGTTTACGCTATCATCCGCTTCTAAATTTGGCATAATTATTGTGAATCCATTATCATTTTGTTTAATGTTCACACCTTGTCTTGTGTTTTGAATTTTATATTTACAAAAAATCTCTTGTGCTGGTTCACTAGTATTTCCTTTACTAAACCATACTGGTACGCATATGCCAACGATGTTTATATCTTCTCCTTCATTCAAGCCGTAACGCTGTTCTTTGGTCAAATACAAATAGTGCGAGACAGTGAGTGTTGCCATGATTAAATCCTTAAAGACTATATATTTTAGGCTGACAATACCGGAGTTGCAATGCTTAAAAAAATAACTTTTTTCTTTATAATTTTTCTTACCATAGTTTTTCCTGTTAATTCATATCAAGATGCACAAAGATTTTACGATATTGATTCTTTCGACAACATGCCCATTCTCGAAAGAGATAATTTTGGGAATGATAATTCACCACCAATTCCCAAGCGTGGACCAGAGTTCAGAAAATATTTAGCTCCTTCTGTGAAAATTGCCGTCAATGGGGCATCAGGCTCTGGAACAATTATACATTATGATAAAGTTAAAAATATTGCTTATGTTGCAACATGTGGTCACTTATGGAATCAAGGAGTCATGAATGCTGATGAAGGTAAAAAGCGCAATATTAAGTGTAAAGTTATAACATGGTATCATAATGATCTTAAGTTGGATTCACCAAAATCATATGAATCAACAGTTATTTTTTATAGTTACATTAATGGTCAAGATACTGGGCTTATCACTTTTAATCCTGATTGGGAACCAAATTATTTTCGTTTAGGATCAAAAAATTATAATTACATCGCTGGTCAATATGCTCACTCTGTTGGATGTGATGCAGGCACTGAAGTGGCTCATTATGAAATTAAAATGCTCGGAATAGAGGGTGCAGATCTTGTTTCTGAGCAGAACTCACCTCGTCCCGGCAGAAGTGGTGGTGGGTTAATGGATGATAATGGTTATTATATTGGAACATGTTGGGGAACCCAATATCGTGACGGTACTGGCAAAGGTTATTTTACGCCTTTATCTGTAATTCATAAATTTTGGTCGAAACAAGCTGGATATAATTTTCTTTTGGAACAAAAGCAAATTATTGGAAACGCCAAACAGATAAAAATTAATGACAGAAGCGGAAGCAAAGAAGAATTTAGACCAGAATATATATTATTGCCTTAAGTAGTGCGATAAGCAACACATATTTTGCGCCAATCGCAACGACGACACTGATCGCCTACACGACCATAAGTGTCATCTGGATTTGTTGAAATAATATGTTTGTATGCTTCGTGAAGTTCTTGTTCTGCTGTCATAATTGACTCTTCATTGAATCTCGTAGAGACTAAGTCATTGCCATCTAGGTAGAGCAAGGCTGCTCTGATGTTTTCTGGTTTTGCGCCAAAATGTTTGTTGACTACTCTTGCGTAGCATCTAAGTTGTAAGTCTTTGCCAATATTGCCAGCATTTTTACGCCATTTGCCTTTTTTGGTTGTTTTATAATCAAGAATAAAATATTTATCATCACGAATGATAAGACGGTCAATGACTCCTGTAATCATGTGGTTGTCAGGAGGCTGCATGTCATACTTGAACAACCATTCAAGTTCACCGTCATAGCCAATTTGATCATTAATTTTTTTAATGTTTCTTAAATGTTCAGGTAATTTCTTCTTATAGTCAGGGTCGATTATTGGAGCAGGCTTTCCTTCTTCGACTGGAATTTTTCCGGAAAGAACTTCCGCAGCAATTGTTTCAATCGCTTTTTTGCCTTGCTCTTGAACATAAACTTCTGCTATCTTATGGACAACTTTTCCATAGGTGAAGTATGGCTGAACAGGTTGATCTGAAACCATTTTTAGGTGGTATCGGTATTTATAGGCAAGTTGACAAGAGTCCCAAGTTTGTTTTCTTGAAACGGATATGTGTTCGCAGATGAGTTTATTGTTTTCCATATAATCATTCTAATGGTCATGAAACAAAAGGTAAAGCCATGGGAATACCATTCAAAAAATTTGAACAGTGGGCTATAGATCGATTTGGAGCAGAGAATGTAGTTGTAAGACCTCCTGAAATTAGAATAAATAGCATCTTTGAAACAGATGACGATGATTTTCACTTGTGGTGTAATCCATCTGGAGGCAAGAAGAAACGCAAACACGGTTCTTTTCATTGCTTCAAAACAGAAAAAGTTGGAAGCTTAGTAAAGCTTGTAATGATTGTCGATTCCTGTGACAGGGATACGGCAATTGCTCGTTTGAATGGCGTTACCAGTATTCGAGAATTAGAAAAACAACTAGAAGCAATGTTTGCAGCAGAAGATGGACTTGTTGTAGAAGAAGTGCCTCAGAAAAAAGAAGGTTTGTCTTTGCCTCCTAATTGTCTTTTGATTTCTGATTTAGGAACAAACAATTGGTGGCGACAAAAAGCTGAAACTTATTTGGAATCAAGAAAATTATCAATCAATGGTTTGTATATTTGCAATGATGGTCGATATAAAGGCAGAATTATAATTCCATATTATGATCGACAAGGAAAATTAATTTATTTCAATGGTCGTGCCTTGGGCAATTCAAAATGCAAATATTTAGGTCCACCAAAAGAAATTGGAGTAGGAAAAGAAGATGTAGTCTACATGGCTGGTCCATGGCCACCCGCAAACAGCCTTGTTTACATCTGTGAGGGCGAATTTAATGCAATTAGCCTTAGACAGGCTGAACT